TAGATAGGTTTAACGACCTTACTGGTAAAACTCCTCTAATCAAAATCTATCTGTCGAAGCGCGCGAACCCAAACAAAGTTTTAAAGTACCTCTATAAAAATACCTCACTCCAATCTCACTACTCAATCAACTTCACAATGCTAGACCACGGGCGCTTTCCAAAAGTATTCACATGGAAAGAAATGCTTCAAGCCCACATCAACCACGAAAAAGAAGTATATAGACGAGGCTATGAATTCGACCTCAAGAAAATCGAAGACCGCCTCCACATAATCGAGGGTCTTCTTAAAGTAATCGAAAACATTGACAACGTTGTCCGTCTCATCAAAACATCCGAATCTACGTCGGTGGCGCGCCAGCGTCTGATGAGCGAATATGCACTCGATGAAGTTCAAACCACAGCAATCCTCGATATGAAACTTTCTCGACTCGCACACCTCGAAGTTGAAAAGTTAAAATCTGAAAAATCAAAACTTGAAAAAGAACGAGAATTCATTTATAATATAATTAACAATGAAGATGAGTTCAATGCTCAACTCATTAAAGGGTGGCGTGAAGTCGCCGACAAATTTGGCGATGCCCGCCGCACACAAATACTTAATATCTCAAAGGAAGACGAAGAACCTACCGAAACACAGGAACTTCTAATCAATCTATCAAATCAGAATAACGTCTACGTCACCACCACATCGACTCTGTATTCGCAGAGGCGCGGCGGTGTAGGCAATAAGTTTAAAATGAGTAAAGGAGAATATGTAATTGCTACTGCATCGGGAACAAATCTCGATACTGTTTTACTATTCTCCAATCAAGGAAACTGCTTCCACCTTACTCCTTCCGAACTTCAATTCGAAGAAGTAATTCCAATTGAAAGTTTAATTGAAATTGGCGCGAATGAAAAAATCGAGCAGCTTGTTTTCCTCAACAAAAAGAAACAAAAAGAACACATAATCTTTTTTACAAAAAAAGGTATTTTAAAGAAAAGTAAGCTTTCAGAGTACAACATAAAACGCAAAGGCGGTGTTAAGGCTCTAAACTTAGATAATGATGATGAAATAGTGTCGATTCTTTTTGTAGACAATGAACGAGTTGGTATGATGACGGCGCGCGGCCAGTTCGTATTATGTGAAACAAAGGATGTCCGTCCAATTGGACGAGCAGCAAGGGGAGTTAAGGGTATAACTCTTAATGACGGAGACTTCTTAGTATCCGCGCGAGTAGTATTGCCAGATACAAAAGAATTTTTAAGTGTAAGTGAAAAAGGATATATTAAACGAACAACCGCGAAAGATTTCACAGTAACCGGAAGAGCAACAAAGGGTGGTAAAATACATCTACTCAAAGATACAGATGATAGATTAATTGATTTTGCTCCAATAATTAATGAACGAGAGTCTATCGTAGTAGCATCCAACGCGCAAATTAAAATTAATTTAAATGAAGTCAATCTTCTTTCAAAAGGCGCGCAAGGGACGAAATCTATGAAGCTTTCTAACGCAAAAGTTATTGGACTACTTGTTGTGTAAGTAGAGAAGTCAAAATTTGAGTTTAATTTAAAAATTTAGTATAATAATTATAGAAAGTTGAAGAAAACTTTCAGATTAAACACATTCATTAAAAATATTTATTAAACAAGGAGAATTTAAAATTATGAAGCTTACAGAAAAGTCAAATGAAGTATTCGAGTATGTAAAGAGTAATGGTGGAAAGGTTTCGATTCCTGAGCTTGCAAATGCACTTGATAGAACAGAGCGTTCGGTAGGTGCTAATGTAACCGACCTCACAAAGAAGGGTCTCGCAGCAAGAGAAAAGGTTGAGGTTGAAGGAGCAGATAAGCCGGTTACTTATGTCGTTCTTACAGATGAGGGTAAGGTTTTTGTTCCAAGCGAAGACGAGGAGTAATTAAATAGGAGGGTTGAATAAACCCTCCATTATTATTCTTTTTGAAACAGATTAAACGAACAGAACTAGACAAACGAGGTAAAATTAATGTTAAGACAAGCAGAAAATAGAGTTAAAATTGAAGGAATTCTCGCAGAAATTAATATTAAGCCAGGTACATTTAATAAAAATGGCCAGACTATGGAATCTATCGGAGGTTCAATTACTGTTAAAGTAACTCAGACAATTAGTGGCGAGGAAAAGGAACTGGCAATTCCAGTTCATATGTTTGCCTCTAAACTGACTAATAAGGGAACTCCGAATCCAGCATATGAATCTATTAAGAAAATCGCTGATGAATATGTAAGTATTGCCGCATCTGAAAATGGTGAGGACGGCGCAGATAGAATTCGTATTACAAATGCGAGTATCCGTATGAATGAATATTACAGTCAGGATGGTAGACTCATTTCTTTCCCAAGAGTCAACGCTTCTTTTGTTCAGAAGATTAATAAGTCTGATTGCAAGCCAGAGGCTACTTTTATAACAGAATTTATGGTTGCGAATAAGAGCGAAGAGGTTGATAGAAGCGGCGAGGTAACTGGTAGATATAGAATTGATGCAATCATTCCACAGTATGGTGGAAAGGTTGATGTAGTTCCAATGTATGCACAGAGCGCAGGAGTTATTGAGGCAGTTAATAAATATTGGGAAATTGGTAAGACAGTAAAAGCCAATGGTAGACTTGATTTCTCTGCTACAACCGAAACAACTATCGAAGAGGTTGATTTTGGTGAACCAATTGAGAAAACAAGAACTATTAATAGAAGTGACCTTATTATCACTGGCGGTTCGCAGGAGCCACTTGACGGAGATTTTGCTTTTGATGAGAGTGAAATTCAGAATGCTCTTGCAGAAAGAAAACTGAGACTTGAAAAGCAGAAGAATAGAGATATGTCGAGAGCTGCTACAAAACAGACTCCGGCGCCATCAACAAGTCACGGATTTCTTGACCTCGGATTTTAAGGAGGTAGGCTCCAATGATTGATATTCTTTCAATTGAGCCTACGGTTATTTCTAGGGATTTAAAAGGTAAATATTTACTTCTATATGGTAAACCGAAAACGGGAAAGACCACAATGGCTTCCCGTTTTCCAAAGAACCTTTTAATTGCTTTCGAAAAGGGTTATAATGCTATTGACGGAATTAAGGCCGTTGATATTAATAAATGGTCAGAGTTTCGCCAAGTTTTAAGACAATTAGAGAAGCCTGAAGCTCAAGAAATGTATGATACTATTACGATTGATACTACTACGATTGCATATGAAATGTGTGAACAGTTTGTATGTAGTCAGAATGGAGTACAATCAATTCGTGATATTCCTTGGGGACAAGGTTGGACTCTTGCTAAAAAAGAGTTTGAGTCTTGTTTAAGAAAAATTACAATGCTTGGTTATGGTCTTGTTCTTATTTCGCATATTGAAATGAGAAAAGAAAAGACTGCAGATGACAGTGAGATTGAAATTCTCGCGCCATCAATGCCAAAGCGTTGTTATGAGGTAGTAAATCAGATTGTTGATATTATTGGTTATATTGCTACTGAATGGGATGATGAGGGTAATAGTCACAGATGGCTTTATACTAGACAGACTCCAACTGTAATGGCTGGCAGTCGTTTCCCATATCTTGCGCCAAAGATTAAGCTTGGTTACGATGAACTTGTAAAAGCTATTAATGAAGCAATTGATAAACAGAGAGACTTAGACGGTGCGACAGTAGTCGATAGGCTTGAAAAGAAACAGGAAGAAGAACTGAAGTTTGATGAGATACGTGATGAAGCTCAACAGATTTGGGCAAAATTGGTAAATGCTGACCCAGCTAATGCAGAGCGCGTATTAAAGAAAGTTGAAATGATTTTCGGTAGGAAGCTTAAGTTAAGTGAGATTACTGAAGACCAGAAAGAACCTTTCTTCTTGGTACTGCTTGAAATGAGAGATATGGTTAAATAGAGTTAGAAAGAGTAGGTTTAACCTACTCTTTTTAAATTTGACTTATTTTTATTTTTGTGGTATAATATAATAAAGAAGAAAGGAGTTTTTCTATGGCGAAATGTAGAATTTGTAATATTGAAATTGATAAAGAAAAAGACGATTGGATAATGCCAAGTAAAAATTGGTATTATCATAGGCAGTGTTATAAGAATTGGAAAAAAGCGCAGCCCGAGAATGATGAAGACTATATTGATTTGATTTATGACTTCATCGCGCGCGACCTCAAAGAAACTTATGATTGGTGGGTTTGCGAAGCACAAAGGAAGAAGTTTGTAAAAGACGAGATGACCAATAAGGGCATCTTATTTGCGTTGAAATATTTTTATGAAGTTAAGCACGGCGATTGGAAAAAAGGACATGGTGGAATTGGTATAGTTCCTTTTGTATATAATGATGCTTGTGCATACTGGGCCGCGAGAGAGCGTCAATCCGCAGGAACAATCGCAGAGATTGAGCGTCAGATGCGCGCGGCAGCGGAAAGAACAAGAATTAACGTAACTAAAAAAAATAAGTCAAAATATCAGGTTGACTTTAGTGTATTAGATGATTTGGAGGATGAGGAATGACCTTTTATATAAATGAGGTGCATATAAGCGAATCCGATTGGGAGCACGAATGTATAGGGCTTTTTAACGAAACTAATTGGATTGGCGAAGGAAATTTTTGTGGTTGGTATGGAGCAGAATTTTATACTAATACTACCTTAATTGCTTATGGTATTCAGTTAGGTCATTCTAGTATATATAATCCTAAACGTCCTTTTGATGGTGGTTTTAAGGTTGTAAATAAATATTATGATAAGATTGCGATTGGCTCTTCTTATTGGACCAAACGATTTGAGGCAGATTCAGTAGAAGAGGCCATAAGAATATTTAAAAATCAAGAGTGGGAGAAATATGATAGATAAACGAGATACTCAACAGATACTTGGTTGTCTAATGAAAAGACCGCAGCTGTTAAGTGAAATTGATAAATATTCTTTCATTCTAACAGACTTTCCTTCAAGATTTGAACGGTCGATTTTTATGGCAATTAATGGGTTGTATAGAAATGGAGCGACAAAGATACAACCTATTGATATAGAGAATTTTATAGAACCAGACCAAGTATCTGCGAAATTATTTAAGGATAAAAATGGAATTGAATATCTGCAGGATATAGTAGAGCTATCAGAGGTTGATAACTTTGATTTCTATTATAATAGATTTAAGATGTTCAATTTGTTAAAGGACTTAAAGAAACAAGGTTTTGACATAAGTGAGTTCTATTGTGAAGATTTAACAGACCCGCGCGCTGAAGAAATCAATCAAGGATTTAATATGTTAAGTCCGAAGATGATTACTGATGCAGTAAGACGAAAACTATTAGGGGTCGAAGCTAAATATGAGACAACTGATGAAATAGAAGTTGAATCTGCATCACATGGTATGAATACGTTGGTTAATGAACTTGGCGCGGCATATGAAATTGGTATGCCGGTGCAGGGTGAGATTTTTAATCAAGTAATTGATGGTGCGAAGAAAGGAACACTGACAATTAGGTCAGCTGCGTCTGGTGTAGGTAAGACAAGAAATGCGGTAGCCGATGCTTGTTATTTAGCTTATCCGATTAGGTATAATAGCACGACCTGTGAATGGGAACAGGTTGGAAATAGTGAGAAGGTTTTATTTATCGTAACCGAGCAGAGATTTAAGGAAGTCAGAACGATGATTTTGGCTTACTTAACAGATATAAATGCAACAAGATTTAAATATGCAGATTTCTCCGATAGAGAGCGCGCGGTCATAACACAAGCGATTGCATTAATGGAGAAGTATGATAATTTAATTCTTGTGAAAATGCCGAATCCGACAATTGAATCAGTTAAGACAATTGTAAGAGAGAATTGTATTATATATGATATAGGTTATGTATTTTATGATTATATCTTTATTGGACCATCGTTACTGAATGAGTTTAAAGGTTTTGCATTGAGAAACGATGAGGTATTGCTGATGTTTGCGACGGCGCTGAAAGATTTAGCGGTTGAACTGGACGTAGCGATGTTTACCTCAACTCAGCTTAATGCAAAAGGTGATGATAATAAAGATATAAGGAATGAGGGCTCATTGGCTGGTGGTCGTAGTACAATTAATAAAGCTGATAATGGTGCGATTATGGCAAGACCGACGAAAGAAGAATTAGAGGTACTTGCGCCGCTGTATGAAAATCATCCAGAGAATAAACCAAATTTGGTAACTGATATATTTAAGGTGAGAAGTGGTGAATGGACACAGGTGAGAATTTGGTCTGATATGAACTTGGGCACCTTAAAGAAAAGAGATTTATTTATTACAGATTCACGAATGGACCCAGTTGAAGATTTTTATACACGAACAGATTATAATATTAAGAGTTGGGAAGACTCTGAAGATGAGCATTTTAAAATAATAATAGAAAGGTTAAATCAAGGTGAAGTAATTGATTGATTATAAAGGTATAATTGAACAATTAGATACCGAAAAGATAAAAGACTTATTAAACCAAATGGATATTCCTTATCAAGAAAAGGAATCTTACTTAGTGATGCCCACGGTTTGCCATAATGAGGATGTGAATGAAGCATCTTGGAAACTATATTATTATAAGAATAATCATATATTTTATTGTTATACTAATTGTCAATCTATGTCGATATTTAAGTTTCTTAAAAACTACTATGAAACAAGAAATCAAGAATATGACTGGTATCAAGATATATACAAAGTAATTCTTGATTGTAGTAACTATCGTAAGCCAGAAGGCTTCATGCCGAATAGATATCAGCGTATGCGTGATACGTACGCCGCGCCCGAGCATGTGCAACTTCCGACATATCCAAATGGAATAATAGATGTATTTACAAAGTTCTATCCACCGGAGTGGTTAAATGATGGCATTACTAAAAAGAGTATGGAAAAATTTAATATACGTTATTCGGTACCACAGAATAAAATTATAATACCGCATTATAATCCAAATGGAGAACTTGTAGGAATACGAGGACGCGCACTCAACGAATGGGAAGTTGAGAATGTAGGTAAATATATGCCAGTGCAGATAGAGGGTAAATGGTATAGCCACCCACTATCATTAAACTTGTATGGATTAAACTGGACTAAAGACAATATAAAGCGAACGGGTACGTGTTTCTTAGTTGAGGCAGAAAAATCTGTACTCCAAATGGAAGGGTGGGATTTTGCAAACTGCTCGGCCGCGGTGTGCGGAAGTCAGTTTAATAAGCACGCTTTAAAATTGTTAATGCAGACCGCACGCCCGCGCGAGATTGTAATTTGTTTTGATAAAGAAGAAAAGCCAGGTAGTGAAGACTATTTTTATAAGCTGTGGAATATAGGGAAAAAGTATTCAACCTATTGTGATTTTTCATTTATATATGATAGAGAGAACTTGTTAGATATGAAAGACTCACCAACAGATAAAGGAAGTGAAGTTTTTTGGAAGTTATATAGAAAGAGAGCAAAAGTAAAATGATAGAAAAAGTTTTAATGGATAGAGATGAGTTCCAGAATTATATTATAGAATATATTAAGAGTGATGAATTTAACCAACATTATAACTCTATGAAATTTACTGATGATAAACAAGCTTTTATGCAAGGATTGATATGGGCCGCTCTATTAACAGTAAGAATTCCATGGTACTGTTTAAAAGGAGATAAATAAAATGAAAATTACTAATAGACAAAAAAGAGATTTAATTAGGGTAATTAGTACAATACAATTTAATTTAGGACAAATAGTTAAAAATATAGATGACAGCCAGAGTACCGCATCGATGGGAGAAATAATTCGTAACCTTGCGATTTTAACGGATGCGATTAATGATTCTGCTGCACTTGAAGATGAGGAGATTTGGTTTTAATGAAGACAAAATTAGTGAATAAAGATATAAGAGAGAACTATACAAATGAATTACTTATGGAGCGTGGGCTTACTCCCGAAGAATTGGATTACTTTCTTAATGTACCAGATGATAGTGCGCTTCAAAACCCAGAAGAATTGGACTATATAGATAAAGCCAATCATATGTTTGATGCTATGATTAATCAAGCAGCCGAAGATACAATTATGGTGGTGGTTGATTCCGACGTAGATGGTTTTACTTCTGCGGCAATTTTCATTCAATATCTGCGTAAGTTTAACAAAGAAGTTAAAGTAATTCCAATACTTCACAGTGGAAAAGGGCACGGACTATCAGATACATTTGAAAAAATTACTAGTCAAATTGAAGACGGAGAAAATGTAAAGTTTGTAGTGCTTCCAGATGCAGGTAGTAATGATTATGACTATATTGAGAAACTTGGAAACGACTATGGAATTAATTGTTTAATTCTCGACCACCACATCGTAGAACCAGATACGCATTTTTCAAGTCATGCAGTAATTGTTAATAACCAGTTATCTCCAAATTATCATAATAAGGAGCTTTGTGGCGCGGGAGTAACCTGGCAATTCTGTAGATATGAAGATAGGTGCTATGGAACAAACTATGCGAACGAGTTTATCGACCTGGCCGCACTTGGGTTAATTTCTGATATGATGTCAATGCTATCACTTGAAAATAGATATATTGTACACATGGGACTTCATAATATCAAAAACTATTTCTTTAAAGCCCTATGTGAAAAACAATCATTCTCAATGGGCGGCAAAGTAAATCCAATCAGCGTTGCCTTCTATATAACCCCCCTTATCAATGCGATGATTCGCGCCGGCGCAGAAGACGAAAAGCAACGCTGTTTCCAAGCCTTTATTGACGGTCATGCACTGGTAGAATCTCATAAGCGTGGTGCAAAGGGGACCTACGAAGAAGTCGCAATCGAGTCAGCGCGCGAGTGTACGAATGCACGTGCGAAGCAGAACCGTATACTTGATAAAGCAGTTGAAGAATTAGAAATTAAAATTGCAAAGCACGATTTGCTTTCAAATAAAATATTATTTGTTAGACTAGAAGAAGACGACCAATTCCCGCCAGAGTTAAATGGACTTGTCGCTATGAAGCTGAGTGCAAAGTATAAGAAGCCAACCATAGTAGCGCGCCTTAACGATGAGGGTGAGATTAAGGGGTCAAGTAGGGGTTTAAATGAATCGGAACTTACGTCTTTTAAGAACTTTATGGATAATAGCGGTTATTTCACCTTTACTGCGGGCCATGATAATGCGTGTGGTATAGGTATTTTAGATAAGAATTTAGCCGCTTTTCATGAATATGCGAATAAAGAACTTGCCGATGTTGATTTTGGTGAGTCGTGGTATGAAGTGAACTTTGAACGCATCGCCGCAGACAACGACATAGAAGACTTAATTGTAGATATTGCAAATCATGAAGATATTTGGGGACAGCAGAACCCACAGCCTTTAATTCATATTAAGGATATTAATATAACAAAGCGCGATGTTCAGATTATGGGTAAGAACCAAGATACGGTTAAAATTACGAAGTTTGGAATTGCTTATATGAAGTTCCATGCGAAGGAATTTTTGGAAGAACTGGCAAAGTATGATAATGTGAAGTTAGAAGTTGTTGGTAGAGCAAATTTGAATGAGTGGATGGGAAATTATACTCCGCAGATTTTTATAAGTAATTATCAGATTGAAGATGGAACATTGGGGTTTTAATTATGGAAATAGATGAAATACCAGTAGGACGAGCAGAAGATATTAGGGGACAAAAATTTGGGAATTTAACTGTTTTATATAGGGTAGTTAAACCCCAATATTATAAATCGAGTGGAACGTATTGGAAGTGTCAATGTGATTGTGGAAATTTTATGATAGCTAGAACCGCAGACCTAAAAAGTGGACGAGTAAAAAGTTGTGGATGTTTAAAATACTTTGAAAATGAAATAGGAAACCGATATGGAAGATTGACGGTTGTGCAAAGAATGCCTAATAATGATTATAGACAAGCTACTTGGTTATGTCAATGTGATTGTGGTAATACTATTATAACAACAGGTACTTTATTAAGAAAAGGCGCTACACAATCTTGCGGCTGCCTTCATAAAGAACAGCTAAGTCAACGAAGTAAAAAACAAATTCCTTTCGGCACACGTTATGGCCATTTAACGGTTATAGGTAACGCTCCAAGTGGCAAAAACGGAAGAACTAGGTATCAATGTAAATGTGATTGTGGCAATAAAATTATTGTAGATGCAAACAATCTAAGACAAGGAGTAACTCAATCCTGTGGCTGTATTCGTTCTCAAGGAGAGCTTAAAATTAGCAATATTTTAAACAATAATAATATTAATTTTATTAAAGAAAAAAGTTTTAAAGATTGTCGTAGTCCTAAAAATCGATTGTTACGTTTTGATTTTTATGTTAATAATAACTATTTAATCGAATATGATGGAGAACAACATTTTTATAATAGTTTTGGTTTAGATACTTTTAAATCCACCCAAAAACACGATAAAATTAAAAATGAATATTGTAAAACCCACAATATTCCATTAATCCGTATTCCATACACTCATTATGATAAAATTACAATAGACGATTTGCGTCCAGAAACATCACAGTTTTTAATTACATAAGGAGTATTATATGAACTGGTATGATTATCAAGCAGAAAAACAGAAAATGCGTACTCTTTTCAATGACAACCAAACATGGGTAAAAACAGAAATAGAATGTCCAAATTGTGGAGATATAGTATATAAAAATATGAGTTTGGTTTTAACAAGTAATCCGCCACAATATAGCTATAAATGTCCAAAATGTAAATGGCATCAAATGGGGTATTAAATTTGACAAACGAACAAAATTTTGATATAATTATAATATAAAATAGGAGTTTTAATGCAAACTAATAATATAACTTTTGAAACAATGTTTGCTGCTTTTGTTTTAAATCATTGTTTTGAGACTTCAGATGGAAACATTGTAGGTGATTCATTTAAAAACATAAATTCTACTGAATTTAAACAAGATTTTAATCGTTTAATTGAATTATTTTTAACACAAAAATCCAATGAAGATTATTCGGGTAGAAAAGTATTTGATAAACAAAGTTTGTTAAAACAAATTTCAATATAAAGTAAAGGAGTAATGCGAATGGATAGACTAACGTATCCTCTTTCATTACATAATCACACTGACTTCTCTAATTTCCGTTTGCGCGATAGCATAAACACAGTTGAAAGTCTTATAGATTATGCACTAGAATTAGGTCATAGTGGAGTAGCAATTACTGAGCATGACACGATTGCATCGCACATTCGTGCAGAAAAATATTATAATAAAATTAAAAAAGACAATCCAGATTTCAAACTCATTAGAGGAAATGAGATTTATCTCGTTAGGAATGGATTAAATAGTCAGAACTATAAAAAGGAAACAGATAGATATTTCCATTTTATCTTATTGGCGAAAGACCTCGAAGGACACAAACAAATCCGCGAGGTTTCTTCGCGTGCATGGATGAGAAGTTATGTAACTCGTGGTATGAGAAGGGTTCCAACTTATTATCAAGATTTAATTGATATAATTGGAGCAAATCCAGGTCATGTAATTGGATGTACGGCATGTCTGGGCGGTTGTCTTCCAACTCAACTTATTCGTAATCGAGATACTGGCGCGCCGAGTATGGATTTGATTAAACGATGGATTCAGCAAATGCAGGGTATTTTCGGAGTAGATGATTTCTATTTTGAAATGCAGCCATCGTTTAATAAAGACCAGATTTATGTAAATCATAAACTTGTTGAACTGGGCGCGGAATTAGGAATTAAGTACATAATAACAAATGACGCACATTATTTGAAAAAGGCAGATAGACCGATTCATAAAGCATTTCTGAACTCACAGCAAGGAGATAGAGAGGTTGACGATTTCTATGCGACAACTTATCTTATGAGTGATAAAGAAATTCGTGAGTATATGGAAAAGGAAATGGGTGAAGAAGTTCTTCAGTCGGCTTATCAGACAATTGAGGAAATTAGAGATAAATGCGAAGATTATTCGTTAATGAAACCATTAAAAATTCCAAGATTGAATTGGAAATATTATAAAGTTAAACCAGATGAAATACAGTTTTGGAGCGACAAAATTCCATATTTAAAAACCTTTCTTGATTCAGAATATGATGAAGATAAACATCTTGCTTATGCAATTGTTAATAGATTAGTTAATAGTACAGTAGAAGAAGATTTATGGAATAAAGAAACCGCGGATGAAATCAATGCGTGTCTTGAAGATACGTGGATTTCATCAGAAGTAAATGGAAGTAGATGGAGTGCATATTTCTTAAATCTTCAAAACATAATTGATGCGTGTTGGGGCGCAGGAACTCTCGTAGGTTGCGGCCGAGGTTCTGGTGTAGGATTTATATTATTATATCTGTTAGGTATTACACAGATAAATCCATTGAGAGAAAAGAGTCAAACAAAGCGTTGGAGATTCTTAAATCCAGAACGTGTGTCGGTTCTTGATGTAGATATTGATATCGAGGGCGGCCGGCGCGCAGATGTATTAAAATCATTCCGTAATATTTATGGAGAAGATAGAGTAGCAAACGTATTAACTTTGAAAACAGAAAAGTCAAAGTCGGCAATTCAGACGGCTTGCCGCGGCCTCGGCATAGATAATGATATAGCAGCGTATTTATCTTCATTTATCCAAGCAGATAGAGGACAGCTTAGAACTCTCAAACAAACATTCTATGGTGACCCAGACAATAATATGCCAGCTTCAACTCAATTTAGAATTGAAATGGAAGAGAACTATCCAGAGGTATGGAGGGTTGCACAAGGTATCGAAGGACTTATAAATGGTTGTGGTATCCACGCAGGAGGAGTTATCTTCGTTGATGAGCCTTTTACAGAATCAACCGCACTTATGCGGGCGCCGAAGGGAGAAATCATAACACAGTTCGACCTTCACGATGCAGAAGATACTGGACTTATTAAGTACGATATTCTGTCGGTTGAAGCATTAGATAAAATTCATAATTGTATTGACCTTATTTGTGAATATGGATATGAGGAAAGAGAAGCTACATTAAAAGAAACATACGAAAAAATAATTGGCATTTACAATCTTGAAAGAGATAGTAAAGAAATGTGGGAAATGTGTTGGAATCATAAAGTAATGAGTTTATTTCAAATGGAAAAACAGTCTGGAATAAGCGGCATTGCGGCGATGAAACCAACATCAGTAGATGACTTGGCAATTCTCAACTCGGCAATTCGTCTTATGGCAACAGAAAAGGGTGGAGAAATGCCGGTTAACAAGCTCGCGCGCTTCAAAGCACATCCAAGTGATTGGGATTATGAGTTGAAGAAGTATGGGCTCGGCGCTGAAGCGAAAGAAATTCTTGAACCAGTTTTAAATGTATCATATGGCTTATGTATTGCACAAGAACAATTCATGCAGCTAGTTCAGTTGCCAGAATTAGGTGGATTCAATCTGACGTGGGCAGATAAGTTAAGAAAGTCAATTGCGAAGAAGAATCCAGCAGAATATGATAAATTAACCGAAGAATATTTTAAAACAATAAAAGAAAAAGGTTTAGACGAAAAGTTATGTACTTATGTGTGGAATGTATTAATTGCAATGTCAAAGGGATATGGATTTAACTTGTCTCACACATTAGCGTATTCACTAATTGGATTACAAGAATTAAATTTGGCATATAAGTATCCAACAATTTTGTGGGATTGTGCATGTCTTATCTCAGATAGCGGCGGCGCAGAAAAAGAAAGTGAAGATGATGACGAAGAAACAGATAGAGGAAATGTGGGGGAAACCACTTATGACTTATCAATGGGAGTATTTGAGGACAGTGATGAAGACGACGAAGACGAATCCGATATATCTGAATCTAAGTCCAAAAAGAAGCCAACAAAAAGTGCGAACTATGGTAAAATTGCTACAGCTATTGGTAAAATGAGCCATGAAGGTGTATCAATTGTTGCAACCAATATAAATCAATCTAAATATACATTCTCACCAGATATAGATAATAATCGTATCATATATGGATTAAGTGGTATTACAAAAGTAGGAGACGAAATTGTAAAACAGATAATGGAGAATCGTCCATATAAGAATATAGAAGATTTTTTAAGTAAGGTTAAAATTAATAAACCCCAAATGATTAATTTGATTAAGTCGGGCGCATTTGATGATTTATACAGCGGTGACCGTATAAAAGCAATGAATGTGTATATAGATTTAATTGCAGATAAAAAGAAAAGAATGACGTTGCAGAATATGCAGATGTTAATGAATTTCGACCTAATCCCAAGAGAATATGACTTACAATGTAGAGTTTATAATTTTAATAAGTATTTAAAAAAGTTTAAAACGGGAACTTTATATGGATTAGATAATATCGCATTAAATTTCTATTCTCAACATTTTGATATGGATTTATTAAATTCCGCAAGTGGAGAATATATATTCACAATCAAACAAACTGATTGGGATAAGATATATAAGAAACAAATGGATATAATCCGTCCATTTATTCAAAAAAACAATCAAGAATTATTAGATGCAGTTAATAATAGATTAAGACAAGACTTGTGGGATAAATATTGTTTAGGTAATATAAGTCAGTGGGAAATGGATTCAATTTCGTGCTATATTCATGACCATGAGTTAAAGAAACTTAAAAATAGTTTTTATGGATTGAGTGAGTTTAATAAACTACCAGAGAATCCGGTTGTTAATTATGAGTTTAGGTCAAAAGAAACGGGACAAAAAATTCCATTATTTAAAATTGTTCGTATTGCCGGAACGGTGTTAGATAAAGATAAAAATAAGAAAACGGTGACGCTTTTAACAAATGATAGTGTTGTAACTGTAAAGATATTTGGTGATGCTTTTACGCATTATGATAGACAAATATCTGAAAAGGGTGCAGATGGGGTGAAGCACGTAAAAGAAAAATCATGGCTCGCGCGCGGTAATAAAATTATTGTGACAGGTATTAAGCGTGACTCAGATTTCATTTGCAAGAAGTATAAAAACACTCCTTTCCACTTGGTTGAATTAATAACTTCAATTGATGATAACGGATACATTAAAACTCAAACGGAGCGTATGGAAATATGATAGAGACAATAGGAGATTTAATTAAAGAATTACAAAAATATCCTCAAGACGCTAAAATATTTGATATGTATGGTGATAGATTTGAGGAAATAAAATATTGTGATGAAATTTACTTGGGTGACCCAGCTAATCCTTATGTTGAAACTACCGAAGGATATAAACTAATATGAGTTATGGATTATACGATGCAGACCTCGCCTATTATCCTGTTCCATTTTATAATTTAGAACTAATGAAATTATCTTCTTATTATAAGCGTAAAAAGGAAATAGTTGGGTTAGCGCCCAACTATTCTCCTCACCTGTACAACCATTTTATTGTACGTCAAGACTTCTATAACCCTTATTCGCAGTTGCCTACTAGCAAGAATGTCGAATATGGCGGCCGCGCCTTCGATGGAGATAAATACAAACCACTTCCATTAGAAATAGAACGAATGAAACCTGATATTTCACTCTATGGAAGGCTCCATCCGAAGTTGGCGCGCGGCTACGACAAAAGCGTATTAAGTACAATGCGTCGAGCCGAACACCTACGTTTATCCCTCGATGGACGAACCATATGGAAAGATTATGAACGACAGTTTCGCCACGAAGAAAAAGCCTTTGGGGTTATCTTCCACGACTATAACCTAAATGATGTTGAGGGCGCGCGAGAGTTAATTGAAGAATCTCTACCTCAATGGATTCCAAACGTGCTTGGCCGCCGTATAGGTATGAAGTATCCAGTTTACGTAGACAATAAAGAAGACCTTATATCGTGGCTACAATTCCAACCAATGGGAACTTATTTTTCCTTAATCCATAAAGGTCTAATTGATGAATCTTATATCCCAGAACTTGTTGAAGTTATGCATACCTCGTATGCAGTACGACAAACTTCTGTTGATATTATAGATTGTTTCACAAATGAAGAGCTAATTAACGGCGGCATTCAGCGTATATTCCGCAATATAATAAATTTGCGAAGTCATTGCCTTACTTTTCCACTTATATATAATGAGAATATTCTCATTGATAATGACTGGAAAATGGTAATGAAATTAATTCTTCGTTATAATAACCATTTAGCAACAAATGGAGACCCCGAATTTTTTCGCCGCGTTGAACCATTTGAAACACTATATAGTTATTGCTATGCCGCTATTAAACAATACCATATAACAGAACCACTATTAACAAAAGAATCTATACAATCAATTTTTCAATTTGTAAGAGAAAATAACTATGACCTATTTAAAGATTTTTATGAATACCGTGGAGGTGAGGTAAGAGATGACCGGTGAAGAAATTAGAGATAAAATTAATTTTAACAACCAAAAAATTCAGTCATTAATGGACCCATCAGTATTCATTCTTCAACCTGAAGTACAAAAATATATGGAAGATAATGAATACCTTAAGTCCATTTGTCCGCATAAGTATGAAAATAATACGTGTATCTATTGTGGGCATATAATCAATCCTTAATATATTTTTAATTGCTTAGGAGGGATATAATGCAATATATTAAAAAAAGAGATGGCAGAATAGTTGAATTTAATAAAAAGAAAATTGTTAATGCTATATTAAAAGCTTTTGAACAGATTGATGGTGAGATTACAACTTATGCCATAGATAAAGCCAATAATATAGCTACTTTTATTGAAAAAGAAAATAACCAAATTTTAACAGTAGAAGAGATTCAAGACTTAGTTGAAAACGGATTAATGTCAACCAAGCGCAAGGATGTCGCGCGAGCTTATATACGTTATAGACAAGAGCGTAGTCGTGAACGTGAGTGGAATACGCAGATGATGGATAAAGTAGCAGTTAAGCTGGCAGCATCTGATGTACAAAATCAAAATGCTAATGTTGATGAATATTCATTCGGCGGCCGCAGGGGTGAAGCAGACTCGGTTATTTTTAAGCAGTATGCACTTGATAATCTTGTTTCAAAAATGGCTCGTAATAATCATTTAAATAATGAAATTTATATTCATGACCTCGATGCCTATATTCTGGGAATGCATAATTGTTTAACAGTTCCATTTGATGATTTACTTGCCAACGGATTTAATACAAGACAAACTGATGTGCGCCCAGCAAACTCAATTAACACAGCATTTCAACTTGTGGCGGTTTTGTTCCAACTTCAATCACTTCAACAATTCGGCGGTGTAAGTGCATCGCATCTTGATTGGACGATGGTTCCTTATGTGCGTAAATCATTTTTAAAGCATTACATAGTAGCTTATTTAAAAGATAGTCCAGACTTTTTAAAGCTGAACATATTAGATATGCTTTTTGATGATTATGAAGATAAAATTGGAATCACAAGAAATCGTTTTGATGATTGGGTAGATGAGCACAAAGAACAATTTTTTGATAAAACGGGATTAAACAAAGAAGACTTTTATTTCAATAATCCAAAGCTCAATAAAAAGTATGCCCAAAGTGCTTTATATGATACTATTGTAGAAACTCAACAAGCAGTTGAAGGAATGTATCATAACTTAAATACTCTACAATCACGCTCTGGTAATCAGCTACCTTTTACTTCAATTAATTATGGTACTTGTACCTCTGAAGAAGGGCGTTTGGTTACTCGTGCTTTGCTGAGTGGTTCAATTAAAGGAGTTGGTAAATTACATAAAACTGCAATTTTTCCTTGTGGAATTTTCCAGTATATGAAAGGAGTAAATGATAAGCCAGGAACTCCAAACTATGATTTGTTTCAACTTGCTCTTAAATCTACTGCAAAACGTTTATATCCAAACTATGCGAATGTAGATTGGTCTGGTAACGCTGGTTATGACCGTAATGACCCACGCACCTATTTTTCAACAATGGGGTGCCGCACAGCCAATGGTTACGACATAAATGGTTTTGGTCAACTCAAAGACGGACGTGGTAACATCTGCCCAGTCACAATTATTTTACCAACTCTAGCAATGGAGGCAGGAAATGTTGAAGACTTTATGGTTTTACTTGATGAGAAAATTCACGAAGCTAAAGACATGCTACTTGAGAGGTTTGAGTATATTTGTTCTCAAAGCCCATCCTCCGCAAAGTTTATGTATGAGAACGGTACAATGAAAGGATATGTACCAGAAGAGGGAATACGCTCTGCTTTAAAACATGGAACCATTGTAATCGGTCAGCTTGGACTTGCCGAATGCTTACAAATTCTTATCGGTTGTGACCACACAACTGAAGAAGGAATGAAACTTGCAAAACGTATTGAACAACTCTTCAAAGATAGATGTGCAGAGTTTAAGCAAGCATATAAATTAAATTTCGGAGTATATTATACTCCAGCTGAAAATCTCTGTTATACAGCTATGAAAAAGTTCAAAGAAGACTTTGGAGAACTCCCAAACATCAGCGACAGAGATTACTTTACAAACTCAATGCACGTACCAGTATGGAAAGAAATTTCTCCATTTGATAAAATTGATATTGAGTCTGAATTAACTGGCTATTCAAGCGCCGGTTGTATTACATATGTTGAACTTGAGGGCGCCGTATTAAAAAACCTTAAAGCTCTTGAACAAATTGTCACCTATGCCATGGATAAGGACATTCCATATTTTGCTATTAATGTACCAAATGATACTTGTATGGAGTGTGGCTGGACAGGTGAAATTAAAAATGAATGTCCAGAGTGTGGTTCGACCCATATTCAAAGACTTCGTAGAGTAACAGGATATTTAACAGGCGATTATAAAACAGCATTTAACATAGGTAAACAGCATGAAGTCGAAGACAGATTCAAACACAGCAATAAACTGTAAAGCAACAATAGCAGGACTATTAATCGGTTTGGGCGTTATTATCAACGTCCAAACCGACCCACCAATTTTAGGTGCAACGTTATTTAGTTTTGGTTTATTAACAATTATTAATTTACAATTACCTTTATTTACTGGTAGAGTTGGATTTTTAGAATCCCATCTGCCAACAATATTATTAGCTAATTTCTGTGGTATTTCCATAACTGTTGGTGCGTATATGCTTGTCAAGCCAGAGTTTTATGATTTACTACTCGCGGCCGCAGTAATAAAATTTTCTAAAGCATATATTCAAATGTTTGTCGGTGGAATTTTCTGCGGTATATTAATACATTTTGCAGTAAAGTGTAAAGTACCATATTTAACTGTAATGGCAGTAGTTATTTTTATTCTGACCGGTGCTGAACACTGTATTGCAGATTTTCCTTATTTTATAATGATACTTAATTTAGAAAGTTTCATAAAACTATTACTAGTAATTATAGGTAATTCAATTGGAGCGATTTTTATAGAAAAAATGATTAATTATGAATAGATATAGTGCAATAATACCGAATGATGTTGTTAATGGAAGTGGTGTATGCGTTAGCTTTTTTGTTCAAGGATGCCCACACCACTGCCCAGGATGCTTTAACGAAGAAACGTGGGATTTCAATGAAGGAAAGCCTTATACCCCAGATATTAAATGGGATATTATTAAAGCGATATCTGCTAACAATATTACTCGCAATTTTTCAGTTCTTGGCGGCGAGCCGCTCGCACCACAAAATATAGACATGACATGGGAAGTTATTGACGCAGTGCGCCATGCATATCCATATATTGAAATTACTCTATGGACAGGTTATACGTATGAGCAGCTTATGATGCAGCCAACCGAAAATTTATTAAATATTTTAAATACAATTGATGTATTAATTGATGGGCCTTTTATCGAAAAAGAAAAAGACTTATCATTAAAATTAAGAGGCAGCCGCAACCAACGAGTTTGGAAAAGAAAGAACAATCTTTGGGAGATAGAAAATGATTGATGATTTACACGTAAGCTATGAAAAATTTCATAAGATATATAAAGCAGTCAAAGACCACAAAATGAAAGAAATTTCTTTTGAGTTTCTCGTTGGTAGTTGTTTTCCTAAAGCAATGGAAAACATTAAAGAAGAAATGCGGCGTCAATATACGCTAGGCTATGCAGAGGGTCAAAAGGAGGGAAAGGATGGTTAAGTGGGCACTTTTGAATATACTTTTAGCTTTTGCTACTGGTATAATTGCCATCTTATCTGCGTCTAGACATAAAGATGTTAATTTAACCCCTTATGAAAAAAGAAAAGTATATTTAGCAAAAAGTATTGCCATATATATTGGAATAGTTTCTTGTTTAGTATGCTTATTTAGTGGACATGCTATGGGTGTGAATATGTTGATGGTAGATAAGTGGTCTATTATATTATTCTTTTTATTAATAGGAGAACTACTTACAAATTATTTTGTAGATAAGAAATGTCACCCTAAAGATTGGGAAAAAACGTCGGAGTAATCCGGCGTTTTAAATTTTGACAAAAAAAATTTTTTCTGATATAATATATATAGAAAGAATAAGAAAGGAGTTATTTGTATGCAGTTTAAAAATACAAGAGTTTATAATTTTGAAGGCGCATTTAGAGGAATGAGAAATCCTATGAACTCATGGGATAAGTCGGATAGTTTCTTTGGTCTTACAGATATGTATATGGAAGACTCACTAACTGATGTATGTGAAGCCTGGATTGACCATGAAAATATTGAACGTAGAGAGCGCGGAGCCGAAGAATATAGTCATGAAATGGAAAACTATGGAGAATATTATAATGTGTTAGGCGAATATGAAGATTGGCTTACCAATCAAGGTATTTTAAATAGTAGCGATTATGGCGGAGATGTATATAATGTTGCTTTTCTTGGACCAAATGACCTTGACCTCGCGCAAAGGCTTATACTTGCAGGTAATGAACATGCGAAATTTATGAGGCAGATTTTTGTGTCGGTTGATATAACTGCACCACTTCTGTGGTGGAAGGAATTTGACACTTATAAGGTTGGCACAGTAGCTAATTCAACATCAACAATGCATAAGCTTTCATCGGCGCCAATTACCAAAGAAATGTTTGAATTTGATGATAATGCTGATGATTTAGTGGTTAGCCAAGGCAAATCAGTTAGTGGTGAATGGGAATATGTTTTTAGTGATTATATTGATGATATAATTCATATATGTGAAGAGCTTCGTCTTAAATTCATCGAAACAGGCGATAAATCTTACTGGCGCGCACTCATACAAATACTCCCAAGTGCATATTTACAGACTCGTACTGTGACAATGTCATATGCGAATCTGCGTAATATATATTTCCAGCGCATGAATCATAAGCTGCGTGAATGGCATGAGTTTTGCGACTGGATTAAAACACTTCCGTATAGTGGAGAACTTATAACAATAGGAGAATAATATGAGACTTATTAAAAGAACTGAAGAATATGTAGTTGATACTGAAGAAGATGCAATCAAGCTTATCCAAAATTTTAAAGAAGATGCTTCTAAAAATGGATATGTACTTGGTGCTAGTGGATATACTTATAAAACCAAAAAAGCCAAAGGTGAAATCATCGGAGAGGTCTGGGTTTGTAAAATAACAAAAATTCTTGGAGGTGTCTGGGACGATTATGAATGATGAAGAAAAGAAAGGCTTAGAGATAATTGAAGAAAACGAATTCGATTTAGAAATAAACGAAGAAGAACTTCAAAAATTCTACGAAGAAAATCAAGACGCAATTGACCTCATTGGTGGCCTCGATATGTTCGAATCTTTGATGTCGCTTGATGATGAGCAATTTGAGCAATTATGCCCACAGGTTTTACAGTTGTTTGCTGAAACACTTCATGAGCCAGAAAGCATTTCAGAGTTTAGAACTTTGGCAATCGCGCAAGGATATACAGAGGAAACCGCAAAAGCTGATTTTGAAACAGCAATGGCTGCCATTAATGAAATTGACTTCTTAAGCGAAGCTAAAAAAGATTTTCTAAAACGAATCTATACAATAGTTAGCAATCAGCTTACAGAAATTATTAGGTCAGACAATAAAGTAATACGTATTCCCTGTGAGCTCGCAGAGGGAACTGCATTACCAACTTATGCACATGACACCGATGCTGGTATGGATATCTATGCACAAGAAGAATATACCATTGCTCCCGGTGAGAGTATTATTATACCTACTGGAATCAAATGCGCTATCCCAGAAGGATATGCTATACTCATTCAACCGAGAAGTGGCCAGTCTGCCAAAACGAAGCTTCGCATTGCCAACACTCCGGGACTTATCGACGCAGGTTATCGTGACGAAATCGGAGTAATTGTTGAAAACATCGAACCGCCATTCAAAGATATAGATTATGAATTTGATGACAATGGAGAAATTCATATTAAGTCAATTCTTCACGGTCAATCATATACAATCGCGCCGGGTCAGAGATTCGCGCAAATGCGATTAGTTCAAGTTCCAAAAGCAGAGTTTGTGCGTGTGGAATCTGTAGGAGAAATTGGCGAAGACCGCTCTGGAGGTTTTGGGAGTACAGGAATATAATGAAACCTATAATATATAAAAATGTAAAGCCGGGATTATATTTAATAGATGAAAATGGTAATATATACTCTAACTATAAACAAGATTTTATGAAGCCTAATATAGATAAAGACGGATATTTAAAAATTAAACTATCTAGTGGTTGTCGTGAAAACCCTTGTTATGTGAGAATTGCTACTTTAGTAGCTTATCATTTTTTAGGGGAGCCGCCTAATAATTTAAAAGACCCTACTATTAACCATATAGATGGTAATAAAACTAATAATAATTATAAAAATTTAGAATGGATAGAAAGAGGAACCAATTCTGCCATTCGAAATAATAAAGGAGTAGGAGAAGAAAACCACGAAGCAATTTTAACTTCTACTGAAGTGCATGAAATTTGCAAATTATTATTAAATAGTGGTTTAACCTATGAACAGATAGGTTCTAGATATGGAGTGACAAAGAGCACAATTTCCAATATTAAAAATGGTAAAAATTGGAAACATATAACTGTTCAATATGGTTTTGTATAAATCTCTACAGGTACGGTTGGCTAAAATATACATAGATGATATAAGAAAGGCGGCGATAGAGCATAAGTGGAAATTAATATCTGAAGAATATAAAAATTTAGATACTGCTTTAGAATTTACATGTAATGAAGGACATCACGTATTTCTCCCTTATAAAAAAATAAGGGATAAATGGGAATGTCCTATTTGCATGAAAAATCAATATACTTTTTTTGATGAGACAATTGTCCCGAAGAAAAAAGATAAACAACGTTCAATTGGTTTAGACCAGGCAACCCATATCACAGGATACTCAATTTTTGATGATGGGGAACTTATCCATGCAGGTACTTTTGAGACAAATGCAGAAGATGAAATTGAACGCGATGTACAAATTCAAAATTGGTTAGTACAATTAATTGCCAATTGGAAACCAGATATTATCGGAATCGAAGGTATACAATTACAACAATTAAATAATAAAAATGTTGGAGTAACAACATATCAAACACTTGCGCGTCTGCAAGGTATATTAATGGCAACCTGTCATGAATTAAAGATAGATTATGTTATTTGCCCGCCAGCTACGTGGCGTTCACACTGTGGAGTAAAGGGGCGCACACGTACAGATAGAAAACGTTCAATGCAAATGAAGGTTAAAGAATGGTTTGATATTAGTGTATCTGACGATATAGCCGATGCTATTGGAATTGGTAAGTATATAAATGACAAACATAAGAAAAAGGTTGAAGTATTCAACTGGGAATAACGGAGGAATTAATGTATGGTAACTGTTACAATGGACCAACTTATTAATTTTAGAAACAACGGTGACTTTTTCAGCAATACTACACTTCCACTTAAGGGAGCTTATAAGCTGAACAAGATTAAGAAAGCAGTTGAAAAGGAGAGTGAATTTTATCAAGAGAAGTTTCAGGAAATTGTTGATAAATATGCACAGAAAGATGAGAACGGAGACGTCGTATTTAGTGAAGATAGAAGTCAGATTATGATTAAAGATGGTATGGTTGATGAGTGTAATCAAGCACTTGATGACCTTCAAAGTCTTGAGGTTGAGGTTGAGACTTATGGTCTGACACTTGAAGACCTTGGCGATGATGTTGAGTGTACACCAGATGAGCTTGAGGCTTTGATGCCATTCATGGAATAAGCAAATAAAAAGAGAAGTCATTATGACTTCTCTTTTTTTTGTGTCTATCTAAAGTTTCTAACTTGTGTAACATTTCTATATCCAGAATCTTTAACGATAATCTTTTTAACTCGTTCAGCAACTCTATCAACATCATAATCTTTTTCAATTTTGTCTACGTTGATATTAATTTCATACGTAGCATTGCCGCCGTATGAGTTTGTTACAGAGCCGGTCGAAGCCATAGCTCTATCAAGTACATCACGAAGTGCAAGGAAGTTTTTAGTATCAGTTGCATTAAGAACAAGTTCTGGTTTTGATGGGGTTCCATCAAGCCAAGCTGGACCGGTAAAGTTTGCAATACCGCCTGTGGCAAATGTTGTTTTAAAGGCTTTTTTGCCTTTTAATCCATAGACTTTATTAACTGCTTTACCAAAGTTGTTTTTAGCTCCTTTTGACCAATTACTAGAGTCTCTAATAGATTTTAAAGTTTTGGCGCTATAGCCAGCTTTTTTGGCTGCAGTAATAACTTCTTGCCAGGTCAAAGCATCAGTATCAACTAAATCCCATAATATTTCGGCCTTAGTCTTACCAAGGGCTTCGCCCAATTGCATTAGTTTTTCAAGTCCTTGCTTTCCAATTTTTCCCCAATATTCACTAGAGGTCTTTGTTTTATTACCTCTTTGATATAAGAAATCACTATATCTTTCTTTATTAGCTTCATCTTTATAAGCGTCAATCTCGGACAATTCTTCTGCACTATAAATTGTACGTGCTGTACCATAATCTACCGATTTGTCAGCGAAAGTTTGAGCAGTAATTCCTTCACTTGCTAACTCTTCTTTAGAAAAACCTTCAGCAACTTGGGAAAGATTAAAGCCCTCATCTAAAAAATTCTGTGCTTTAACCGATTGCCCGTTTGTTCCCATCATTGCCTTAATTTGACTAACCGAGCGTTGATTACCATAGTTATCAGTTTTCGCATCGGCAATGGTAAGCTCTCTTATAATCAACCCCTTTTGCAAGTTTTTCAAAATATCTTCAGTAGATTTTTGAATGTTTTCAACCGGTGTTAATATTTGTTTTGGCTCACCATTCGCGTCTAAATCTGTTTCAGTTTTTTCAATTAACTCTGGTAATGCTTCTCTATAAGCTAAAAAGCGTAACCAAGCTGATTCAAATTGTTCTTCTAATTGTGTACGTTCTAAAGCTCCAGCGTCTTCATAGCCGTTATTCGCTAACCAAGCCGCGCGAATTTGTTCCTTATTATTTTTAGGGTCTTTTAGCCATGTATTAATTTGCTCTACATTTAATCCAGTTGCAGCCGCGAAATCCCTCTGGGCTTCTAATAATTGAATCTGACGCTCTCTTTGTTTTGAGGCCTCATCTGCTTGATTTGACAGTCTATCTAATAACTGGTCTTCTAATGTGCGTTGATAACCTTGTTGAGCTTCAGCAATTTCTTTTTCTAATTGTGCTATTTCAACCTGATGCCCTCCAGAAGTATCTGCTCGTAATGCCGCAAGACGTTGTTGTTTTTGTGCAATATCACGTTCAGTTTTTGCATTATCTTCTTGTTTTCTACGCTCATCAAGTTTACGTTTAACCTCGTCAATTAAGTCTTTTGTGGCAGTATCTATAGAGCTATTTATTTTATTTAGCTTATCAATCTCTTTGTTGGCTTGCTCTTCCATACCACTGATTAAGTCATTTTCAAAATCAGACATATAAGATTGATATTCTTCAATAGTTTGGTAAACCTCAGTCATTGACTCGTAGGTTTTACTAATAGCATCATAATAAGCAGTTTGTTTTTCCGCTATTTGGTCTAGGCCGTCTTTTATTTTGTCATAATCTTCTTGAGTCCATTCCGGTGCATTTAAAGCATTGGTAGCCTCAGAATAATTAAAATCTTCAATTTGTCCAATATTTTCTAAAAACTCTAATGCCTTCGCTCTAGCTTCTGCATCTTTCTTTGCTTTTTCAGATTGTTCACTATTGGCTGCTGCCGCGGCAGTGTCTTCAACCGATAAAGCAGATTGATATTCTTTAAAAGTAGCATCTATAAGTTGTCTATTGGCTTGCACTTGCTCTAACATTAATTCTTGATTTTGTTTAAGAGCGTCTGTAACTTTTGGTAAGCTATCAACAACACTTCCAAAACCAGCTTCTATCTTAGCAAACTCTAAGTCTTCTACTGCATCAAATATTGTACGTAGATTTCCAAGTTTTTCAATTTGTTGACCTAATACATAAGCGTCAGTAATTGTTTTTTCCCAAGCATAAAAAGTTTCATAAACAGTATTGTAGAACTCAGCCAATTCTTCTTCGGCTTTAATTCTATCATCTTCAGCACTCTTTAGTTTAGATTCTAAATCGTTAAGTTGGTCTTCGGCAGCTTTTGCAATTGCTTCAGCTTTTGATTTATTCCCTTTAACCCACTTACCTTTTGAGTTTTTATAACCATTAGCTATTTTATCAATTTTATCTTGGTCAATTACGTATGCTCCAGTTATAGGGTCTGTTGTAATATAATTAGCTAAGTTTACACTTGTCTTTTTTGTTACTTTTTGGGTTTTCTTCTTACTACCTTTTTTAGTAGTTGTTTTAGTATATTCGTATGAAATTTCTCTACGGGCGCCTCTAGCCGCAAGTTCAGAATTCGCTGCCTTTCGATAAGATTTTTGAGCTTTTTCCCAAGCTTCTTTATTTGCTTTGGTTCTATTTTTCTGATACTTCTCTTTTGCAGCATTCATTTTCTCTCTAGCTTTATTAACTTTTGTCTCATCAACAGCTGAGCGGCCCTCATCAGTCATTCTAAATTCGTCTGTGGCTCTTTTTTCTCTTTCAGCAGCAATGTCTTTTTGTTGCTCAAGATATTTTCTATAGTCCTCACCAGCTTTTTTATATTCTTCCGCGGTGGTTCCAAAAGTTTTTAATAAGTTTTCAAGCTTACGTTGAATTCCTTCAGCATCACGCTGCGCCTTTTCCATACGATGTCCGGCATTTTCCCACCATACAAGAACCTTACCGGCTTTTTGGGTTATTTTAATAACCGCAGTAGCAGCTTGGGAGGTCTTTTTTGAAGAAGAACCTTTTTTCTTCTCTTTTTCTTTTCCACCGCCACCTCCACCTTTATTGGTATTTGTATTAATTTTTCTAGGGTCTGTGGCCTTTTTACCTCTAACATAATGAGAACCAGCAGGAATAGCATTTTGAGATATAATTTTTTTCGATTGTTTATGGTCCCATATAATTGTATCTGGCGGCAAGTCTGCCATTTGCGGACCTTCCGTTCCAAGAATCATAGAACGATTTTCACTTGGAATCCAGGCTACCTCAAATCCTTTTTCACCAGTTAGGGTTAATCCACCTTTGCCACTTGGGCCAAGTCGACCATATCTACCTTTTGCAGCAGAGCCAAAACTCTGTAGAGCTCCTAATAAATTTTGATGATTGATTTGACGCATAAAATCAATACCAAAATATTGAACTGCTTTACGATTTTGAACATATTCTCCTGGAGTTAAATAGGCTGGAATTCTATCTGTGCCTTTTTTTGGATAAAATACACTTCCACCTTTAGCTCTGTATAATACTCCTGCATTAGTAATAAAGCCACCTGTGTGTGGAGGTTCATCTTCTACTTTACTACCTTTTCGTTTAACAGTAACAGTAATTGTTTTATCATTTAAATTATTAATAGCAGTATCAATAGAAACAATATTAGAATAAGTTAATCCTTTGTGATTAACATTAACAGTTACTTTTTTACCAGATAAATCTTGAATAGCTTTTTTTAATTCATTAACCTTATCTGTGCCTTTAACTTTAGCATTTACCGCAACTGTTTTATCTCCTATATTTTTAGTTAATGTTTTGGCAGACGTCGCTGCGGTTTGTAAAGTACCCGTCCCAGTAGTAGTAATAGCAAAAGTGGCTCCTTGTCCAGCAAGGGTTTGTACTTCAGTTATTAAAGTCTTAGCTTTTTCTAAACCATTTTCATCTACTTCTGACTCCACCTTAACTTCGGTTGTTGTAGAAGTAGGAGCAGCATTTGCTGGAACATTAGATGGCATACCTGGAGCAGCCTGATGCGGAACGCTACTTTGTCCACTAGCATTTCCTTCAACGCCAGCCTCTCCAGTTTCTTTACCTTTTTTCTCACCAGCAGCCTTAGCTGGTTTTGTATCAACACCTTGTTGACCTGAAGCATTTCCTTCAACGCCAGCTTCAGCAGTTTCTTTACCAGTTTCTTCTGCAGCAGTTAATACTCCATTTTTATCAACTACCAATCCCGCATCAATTGCTTTCTGAATATCAATACCCAAATCTTCCATTTGAGTCTTTAAATTATCTGTTAAGGCTATTGGAGCATTATTAATTGCCGCATCATATAGCTGACTTAATGTTGATTGGGCCGCATCAGTATTAATTTGTTCTGGAGTAATTTGACCAAATATATCATTTAATCCAGTATCAATTACTTCTTTGTCTTTTTGAATAGCATCAAGTTTTGATTGAATTTGATTATTATAGGCTTCAGTCCCCTCATCTAAATAGGTCTGAGCCCTTTCTTTCATATACTCATAATCTTTACGTTCGTTTTCAATCTCTTTAGCCTCATCATAATCGCCACGCTCTTTCGCAGCGGATTCAGCCTCATTAAGTTTTTTAATGTATTCATCACTTGTAGAAATAAAATCGGTTAATTCTTTTTTGGTATTTTCAAACTCTGAGGTTTTTATTTCTCCATTTTCACCAGAGCCGTGCCCTTTCCAAAACTTTTGAGCATTTGTATCTTCACCATCTCCACCAAATAGCCATTTTCTACTATCATCAGCAGTGGCATTATCTAAATAACCTTCAGATAATCTTTGAGAAGCTAAAATGTTTTCAATTGATGACAAAATACTTTGAATACTATCTAATGAAGTTGGAATACCACCGAATTGAGAATCTTCTTGATTATTTTGCCAGTATTCATCAAATTGTGATTGATTAAAGCCTTCACCATTAATTTCTGCAAACTTTTCTGCATATGCTTGAATTTCATCTTTAGTAAATTGACCAGTATCATCAAAGGTTTTAACAAGTGATTCCATGCTTGTAATACCCATTTCTGCAAATTGATTATTGGTCTTACTAATTTCATCTGCACTTTTAATTAATTCAGTATTATAATTTTTTTGTAGGTCTTGCTCAATCTCTTGTTGTTTATTTAAATCAATACCAGCTGAAGTCATTTCTGACTCTAAAGATTCTTTACGAACAAAAACTTTACCATTTTCAGAGTTTTTAATAGTATTTTCACTTGTTGCTAATGCTTTGCGAACATCTGAAACATTGGTAAAATCTACTTCTCCAAATTGCCTACCTAAATTCAGCATAGCAACTAAGGATTCTTTAGACATATTTAAGGCATCGGCTATTTGGTCATATACTTGTGGGTTTATACTTTCATCAATTTCACTAATCCAACCACTATCATCTAATTTTAATCCTTTAATATCATCAAATAATTTAGCATCAGCGCTATCAAACCATTTGATTTTAAAATTATCCCAACCTTCTTGACCACCCTTAAGCATTTCTTGTACTTCTTTCATTTGCTTAAGAGCCTTATCTCGATTAGTTCCTCCGCCTTCAAGAAGATTTCCTCTACCAACTAAAGCTTCCGCGCCAGCCCAAAAGGCTTGGTCACCCTGACCAAGGACATGTTCATCTGCAGTGGCAGTCTCAAAAATTTGAGACATATTTGAAGCGGCTTTTCCATAAGTAGAACCTTCGACTATTTTATTAAAATTCTCTAATGTTCCTTCCGCCGCTTCAATTTCACTTGTCATTGTGTTTAAGGCTTGTTGTAAATTAGCTTCTCCAGCTTTAGTGAAATCTTCAATTTTTGTGATTTCATTTTCTAAAAACTCAGAAATAGCCTTACCATAACCTTGGCTAGTGTCAACTCCTTTTAATAATTCATCCTTAAGAGCTTGTATACGTTCTACTGCGCCATTAGTACCATGAACAAACTCATCATAAGCATTAGCATCTAAAGAGGCCGCATAGTTATCTTGTGCCTCTTCTACATCTGCTAAAATTTTTGAATATTCAGACCCTTCCTTTCCTAAAGCGCTGAAACTGCTTGTTAACTTAGAAACTTCTCCGTCAATATCTGTAATATTCGCATCAGAAACTATATCTTTAATACCTTGATTAAGAAAAGATTTAAATTCAGCAGGTATTGAAATTTCTTTTCCAACTTTAGCTAAGGTTTGTTCGTATAATGGAGTAATTAGTTCATCTAATTTATCGGCAGCTTCGTTATAACCACTAAAAGCATTTAACATGCTTTCTTTGGTTGAATCTTTTAATTCATCACCTGCACTATCCATTTTACTAGAAATACGAGCTTTTGCTTTATCATAATTTTGTTCAAAAGCAGAAACTGCGCTATCTGTACCTTTAGCTAAATCATCTATTTTTATATCAAAATCACTTAAAGCATCTTCAGATATCCACCCCTCTTTTACTCCTTTTGAAAGAGTTTGACCTATTTTTTTAGCCTGTTCTCGCATATCTGCTTGAGGAGCAAACTCATAACCTTGTATAGATTGTGAAGAAGTATATTCACCACCAATACCTGTTTTTATTTCTTTATAAGCTCTAGATAAATTACGGGCCTTAAGTAAAGTATTGGTTGAATCATCAGAAGTATAAGTATTAAAAGTTTCAGCCTGTCTTTCTTTTTCTAATGCAAGAGTATCTTCTAAAGCATTTTTATTACTAATAATCGCATTGCCTTGTGCATTATAACTATCTACGATATCTGGATTAATATCTGCCAGTGCTCTAGTAATTTCTAAATAACGCTCATAATCTGCTGTATCTAAATTAATATTCATTCCATTAGCATCAACGCCAGCAGATAAACGAGCAAAATCTGCTCGATAGGATTCTAAATTACTAATATTAGATTGGTGCTTTTCATTTTGTTCTTTATAATTACTAGTTACTTCTTCTGCAGCCTTTTTAATATTATCGTTATATTTTTTAATTGCAATAGCAATTCCAGCAATCGCCGCGGCAGCAACGCCTAATCCTGCTGTTAAAGCCCCAGCACCAACTCCTACTTTGCTCGCGATATTACTCATAAAATCAGAGCCAGCCACAGCACTAAAACTAGATGCCAAGCCGCCCAATCCCATACCCAGACTGGATACAACACCGCCAATAGATACTAAAGTTGAACCAAATGCTTGTAAAGCAGGATTAGCAGAAGATATCAATAAATTACCGAAAGATTGGATACCCATACCGGCCGAGGTAATGCCAGCACTAACCTTACCTAAGCTATCTACTCGTTGAGCCCACTTAGAGTTTTTAATTTCTGGTAACATTTCCTCTAAAACTCCAGTACGAGTTTCAGCCATATATTTAGCATCAGCTTTTAATTTATTTACTTCTTGTTGATATATTTTTTGCTGATTTACTCTATCTGAGCTATTGTATTCTTCATTAGTTGATAAATTACTTAATGCCTGAGAACGTACTGCCGAATCAACTTTTTGATTAACTTTCGCAGTCATACCGGTCAACATACGCTCTGCTGCTTTACCAGCTTCAGTAGAAGTATCTAATCCTCTTTTTAATAATTCTGGGTCGGAAATAGTATCATAATATTCTTTCCAACTTAGTTCACCAATTTTACGCTGATTATTTAGATAACCAAATTGTTGCTTAATACCTTGAGCCGCTAAAGGATTTTGTTTTCGATAATAATCCATTAATGAATTACGAGTGGAAGCCATAGTGCCACTCATATGTCTCATCAACTTATTTTGGTCTCCTTTATCTAAAGAACCTAAAATATCTTTTAGTTGTGTAACTTTATATCCATTTTTACCAGTAAGTTGTCGTATTTGTTGATTTGCTGCTTTAAACTGATTATATGAATCATAAGCACCATTTCTGTTTTGCTGGTTCTGTTTAATTTGTTGTCCTTGCTCTTGTCTCAAAGCTCGAAGCTCTGCTACAATTGGTTGATTAATTTGAGAAGCAAGCTGAGCATTACCCGCTGCTCTGTTTCCTAAAAAGCCACGTCCAAAACCAGCACTGAAAGTAGAAGTCGGGTCAACCAAGCCGCCCAATCCGCCAATAAGCGAATTCAGAATTTTTCCACTCGCTTTTAATCCAGTAAAAGCAGTAAATAGCGATAAAAAAGATTTAATAGTACCACTGCCCAAGCTTAAACCATCAATTAAACTATTTACACCACCAAGTAACTTAGTTATTCCATCAACAGCTAATTTTATCATGCCGTTGTTGGCAATACCCATAGTAAATTGTTGCCAAGCATTATGCAATTTATTTAATTTAGACTCAAGAGAGTCCATTGTTTTTCCAAATTGTTCCTCTGATGCACCAGCACTATCATTGGCCGCTTCCATTAATTGCATTGTACGGTCATAATTACTAACCATTGCGATAAAACGGGATTGTTGTCTAGAACCAGCAGCAGTAGTTGCTATATATCTTTGCTGACTTTGCGATAAAGTATCCCATTTTGCAGAGATATCTAACATTACTTTATCAAAGTCTCTAAATTGTCCATTGGCATCTTTTAAGTCAACGCCAATAGTCTTTAAAGCGGCATCAATTTTATTATAATCAACCTCTTCTCCATCAACTTCACTAATTTCAAGAGGATTTTTTTTCATTTCTTGGAAACGTGCGATAATTGTTTTCATCGCAGTACCAATATTTTCTGCTGGCTCCCTCGTTGTTTCAATTGCTTGTGCTAAGAAAGCGGTAGTACCTTCAAAACTAGACCCCGCTGAATGCGCGATTGAGGCAGTACGCTGCATCGCTGTACCAAGCTCTTCTGTATCAGAAGCTGTAATAGCGGCTAGTTCAGAGTAAACATCATTAATGCGCTTTGCTGAAGTTTCATTTAACTCCATATTAAAACCACGAAGCGCTGCAGTCATCATATCAGTGGTTTCAGCGTAATCAAGACCCGCAATACGTGCCATTTTCATAGTTTCTGCGCCAAGTTCAAAAGCTTGTTGTTGGTCTAAGCCCTGTTGGAAATACAGAGTCATAGTTTCATAGGCGCCTTGAGTAGTTGCTCCAAGTTGATTAGCAAGTTGGGTATATTGTGGTAACATATTCCACATATCACTAACTTTATAATCTGTAACTACCGCAGTTTCAGTCATTGCAGCATCTAACTCTTTAACTGATTGAATAGCCTCGTCAATGCCTCTCTTAAAAAGATTAATCATATTTCTTAAGCTAAAGAAATATTGCGTTGATTGTTGTAAATCTCCTAATTGTTGACTCATCGACTGAGAAGAGCGAGCAAAATCTTGCATGGCTCCATCTGCTTGTCTAATGGCAGTTTCATCTTTTGCAAATTTGTTTGCTAAATCTTCTACATAATCTCCCGCTTTTTGAATCTGGTCAGCTTGAAAATTAGCTAAATTATTTTTAGTTTCAGCAATCTTAGCATTAACATCACCAAATTTTCCTTCAGCACTGCTAAGTGTTGTAATTATAGCGGCAATCGCGCCACCCATGTCAAAGCCAGTAGCTTTAAAAGCATCTTGTTTTTCTTGTTTTAGTCTCTTAAAAGAAACAGAAGCTTTATCTAACTGTGCAATAGCATTTTGAACATCACCAGTCTTTAAAAAATTTAACGCATTTGCAGCATAATCTCCGGTTTTAGTTTTACCCGCAACTGATTGTAACTTTTGTAATAAAGTTTCAATATCTTTTACGCCGTTTTTACCGCCGCTAACTTCAAATTTTAATGATTCTTTACTTAATTGATTTTTAATATTAAATAATTTTTCTAACTCTTTTTCAGTACGTACAATATCATCACTTTTAACTTTAAAGTTAATTTCTTTACCAGTTAGTTCAGTAAAATGTTTTGAAATGCGGGTTAATTCTGCATCTAAAGCTTTACTTGTTTTACTAAAAGCATTTACATCAGCTTTTGTATCAAAACCCTTTTCTACCTGGCTTTTATAGCGCGCAAAAAGAGTATCTAAGTTAGCAAAACTTTTCTTAAAACTATTTTCTAATCCCTCTGGCATTTTTAACTTAGATAAACTACTTTTTAATTTGTTTATCCCAGCTTCAGCGCCGTCAACCTTCATCAATAGATTCGCAACAATATCAATCTGTTGTCCAGCCATCTATTTTTCCTCCCATTTTCTCCAATAAAAAATAGCGTTAATTAAAAATTAACGCCATTCGGAATCTTTATCTATATCATCTTCCAAGTAATATATCTCTAAGGCTCTTGAGTTTTTCGCATTTCCCACTGGTAGTGCCGTCCCACTGAACTTCCCCACCATTGGTTGTGCATTTTGTCCTAAAGTGAGATTAAAATCTGACGTAATTTTTAATTTCGGAATATAGATAATTGCCGTATGAGTTTTACCAGTTATATCATCCTTAATCCGAGTACGTCCCTCTAATGTCACATACCCCTCAAAAATATCTTCACCAATAAAACTTACATCCGCGCCATTATCATATCCATATTCATAATCTACAATAACTTCCTTATAGACCAGAGGGGTTTGTAATATAGCTTGTGTCTTGTCAACCCAAGTTAAGTTCGTCAGTTTCTCACCCGTTTCTTTATTATAAACAAAAATCCACGAATCTATAGGTACGTGGGTTAATGTAATTTTCCCTTCACTATCGGTTTCTAATTCATCACGCTGTGCAATTCGTACAACCTGGTTTTTACCGACTTCAATTAATCGAGTATTTGTCATAAGCGCAAGTTGCGTTTTTGAAAATATACCCTGTGTGAAAATTAAGTTTGCCCCTTCAGTCCTATTCCAAACTACCAACTTTCGATTATAGTAGCCGCCCTGTGCGGCGACTTCTTTATGTATCTCTTGGAAGTTGCTAATTTGGATTTTGTCAAATGCCGCGATTACCTCACCAGCGGCTATTTCTTTACCTTTTATCTCTATAGGATAAGTGGATTTTAACTGCACAAAGTACAGCTCTTGCATACCGAATTCATTATCCATTTATATGTTCTCCGTTGTGGGCGGCCGCCCGTTAGTTTAAAACAAAAGCGAGGAGACGTTGCCGCCTCCCCGCCATTAATTTGGTTTATTTAATTAGAGTCCTGCTGGGTCATCTAAATCAGCAGCTGTTTCTTGCTGTGAACCATAATTCTCATTAATTATGGAATGTGGGGTCTCCCATGCAGCTCTCTCACCATAAGTGTTGAAATCGTCTAATACTGAAGCAACACCCTTATTAAGTCCAGTATTACCACCAGCAGCACCCTCAAGGTTGTATTTAACCAGTTTAACCATGGAGCCACTTTCTGATTTTAAGCACTGTACAGTCATAGTAAATGTAGCTGGGTCGCCATCAGCTTCCATTGTCAGGCTAACATCCTCTGCAGAAACCTTTCCCTTCGGAATGATAAACTGAAGGAACTCATCCTTACCGGAAGCAACGTTTCTAGCATATGTATCACCAGTGATGTAATAAGTGTTGGAATTAAATTCAGCACCGATATCAATCGTAACACCACTCTTAACTATACCATTAGATGCGCTTCTATCTTCTCCTGATTTAGTACAATCAAGAAGGTCAAAAGTAACGAAATCAATTGGTTGTTCTAAATCTGAACTAGCGCTTGCAGAAGCCTTACCCTTCTTTGTAGCCCAATTCGGATAAGGTACGGCAACAGGCTCACTTACCTCAAATACTGATGGAGTAGCACTAGCATCATAATTAGTATAACTAAATGCTGTTACTGCATCTGGCTTAATAAAGAAACTGTTGTTTCCAATGGTAAATGTTAAATAACCAGTAGCAACACCGCCATTCATTTCTTGAGCAATTTGGTCAGCCTTAAGAGTTTTTAATACCTCTTGCTTATCACCAGTAACGTACATTTTACCACCGAACATAATGCCAAGAGACTTAGCACTATATACAGCATCTTCCATCTCAATAGTAAGCTCTTTATTAGTATCCCATGAAAGAATCTTAACGTTACCCTTACCACCTCTAGCATCTACTGTCTCTGAACTCTGGCTTAAAGTCGAAGTCTTCAGAGTATCAAGATAAAGTACTGGAGCAGAAGGTGCGCCCTTTGAGTCAAGCTCATAGAACATAACGTCAGCAACTTCTTTAATAGCATATTTATCAAGAATAATTGCCATATTAAATAGCCTCCTATAATTCTTTTTCGTCTATATTTTTTATCCAATATTTTGGTTTAACTTTTTTACTATCCGCACCAGCAAGAAGCGCACGTATATCAATATCATACTCTTCCTTTTGCTGTTCCATTGAAATTAACCAATGAACGCACGCATAGCTTATCTCTCCAATATTAAGTGGATTTAACCCAATTCCCATACAACAAATTGCAGTCAATAAAGTTCCAAAAGTTGGCGCATTTTTCGCTTTCTTTTTCTTTAGAATCTCTTCGCTCTGTTTGATTTTCATTTTGTACCGCTTAATGCGCGGGTCCAAATTTTCTTCTTCTGGGTCTGGTGGTTTTTCCATTTCCACACCCATAACAGTGCGAATTAAATTCTGAAACTCAAAATAGTTCTCTGCTGTAAGTAATCTTGGGTTTTCTAAATCCACGTTTGGGTCTAATTCATCTTCACTTTTTCCAATTAGTAACATCTCAATCTCCGGCACAATCGTGACGGGTTCGCGCACAAATTGGTTAAAAGCTTCATGAATCTTCTGCCTAACTCCCTCATCTTGATGATAATTAATCAACAAATACTGAAACGGAGTTGGAACTTGTGTAACCCTTTCATCTTGGAGAAATGCTTTGTCTAACTCTTCCTGTGTAATAGTAAAAAGTGATTGGTAAATTGAAAAATCCTTATTACCAACCACATCATTTACTGTTGGGGGATAGACTTTACAAACCCCTTGGAAATCAATCGGAAAACCAAGCAGTATTCTATCATCAATCATAGGAAGTTAGAACATAGGTCTGTTCATAGGCAGAGATTTCCTCAGTTAAAAAGTTCAAACTGAAATCTCCACCCACTAACTTACCCAGACCCTCTATCTTTTTACCATTTAAGGACTTCTGAATTTCCCCCATAATAGCAAAAGGTCTTAAATTAGTATCTTTAATTATCCATTGAGTCATTGGAACAAATACTTCTAAACTAATTATAACGTTTTTGAACTCACTGTTTGATGCTAAACCACGGGCTCGCGCGATTCTAAGTGCAACAATTGAATGAGCCGTCTCTTTTGGGCCGACACGCGGCACAATTTTGACCAGCTTTTCAAAAACCTCATTCTGTATTTGTTCAGGAGTTAAATCTTCATGACTTAAAGGGTCTTTATCTGTATAATATAATAATTTAAGTAGATTTTGATTTGCTAAAAGTCTCTTCACAATATATTGAGCATTAACCCCAATATCTGCACAATCTCTTACGTTCATTCTTCACCTCCCCTATTTAACCAATAGAAATCATCAGCACTATCACTGGCGCTCTGAATAGGAGGCTCACTTTTATCCCTTATATATTGTGGGTCTACCGATACAAATTCAACTCCTGGAGTCGACTGAATATCATAACCCGTCACCACATAAGCTTCCGTAAGTTTTCCTCTAGTAAGTTCTAAATAATCATCTTTTCTAATATTCTCATTAAAAGGAATAATAAAGAAACTTAATTTTAAGTTCTCCGTATATAGAACCTTACTTCTACTTCTCGACTTTAACTCATCTTTTAACATATTGTCTTCTTGACCATAGAAATATGCCCAAGTACTGCACACTTCACCTTGTCTATTTTTCCAAGTTAAATAATGCGTCATTTTTAAAACAATATATCTATTATATCCACTAGCCTTAATACTTTCTAAATAATAAATAAGCCAAGGACATAGAATCTCATCCTTATCTGGAATCCACAAAACAGTTCCACTCGGCATATCTAAATGCACATCCGTCAGTAAATACTGCATTGTCTTCGTCTCGTTCTGCCGCATCGGTGTAAGTTCACCTTCGCGCATCACACCTTCATACTCAAACTCCACATAATAAACCGACTTCGCCAACTGTCTTCTAAAATTCTCTTCTCTCTGTCCTTGTATACGAGACTGAAAGTCTACTCCATAATGATTCAACCTCTTTAAATATACATCCTCATAGTATCCCATCTTCTACCTCCGATTGTTTAGAAAGTAAAGACATACAATCGAAAATTGTACTTCTAAAATACTCATAACGTAAATATCTCAAAGAGGAAATCTTATGAAACAGAGTATAATAGTTAATAGTTCTTTCCTCTGGCTCAAAGCCATATAACTCAATAATAATTGAGTCTAAAAACTTCTCCCACTCTCTTCCCTTCTCGTATTCGCAAAGTAAGCCAAATAGTTTATTTTTTAAACTATTCGCATATCCTTCATCCATACCGGGAATATATTTCATTTTATTCTCCTGCCAGTTGTCTATAAGTAAATGGCTTTCCTTTGCGCGAGCGATAATAAATACGCTCAAGCTTCAATGCTTTATATTCCTCTCTTTCAAGTAATTGTTTTAACTTATCTATTAAATTAGCTTGTGAAAAGTCCCTTTCCACGTACAACGGTTTAACATTTTCCCATGTCATAATTGTACGATTAAGCCATTCGCATTTCATATAGGTTGCAAGGATTTGAATCTCTTCATTACTGACATTCTCATCTACAAACATATCGTCCTGGATTTCCAAGCTAACTCTAGGAAACTTAAAATAAGGAATCGCCGCATCTAATAAGGTACGCCAATCTTGTTCTCTTTCTTCATCTGTCCAATTTAACCATTCGTCTTCGAGCATTTTTGATAAAAATGCGTCATATACGTCATAGACTGAAGCCATTTTATTTCTCCTTTACTGTGGCTTGGTCGTCCCTATTTAACTTAATGGCTTTCATAATATCAACATTTACATATTGCTGAATAATTTCGGACTTATCATAATCCATAATCTCATTTGCAATAGCATATGCGGCCAGTTCGTTAATTTGTTCAATTGGAAGTTCTTTTATCTTTTGTCTGAATTCTGCTACCGGCATTACCTTAAGATAACGCTTTCTCTGGTCATCATTCAGTGTGATAATATTCACTGGCTCCTTTGCTCCATCTGGCTCAAGACCCAGCGCGATTTTAACTTCCATATCATCAATACCGAGAATACCATTTCTAAACAGATTCTCTACTCCAGGACTATACATAGCCTCTTCTAATTGTTCAAAAGGGATTACCATAGTTGCACCTTTTCTTTCCCAAACTCTTCTAAGTCTGATGTCAGGTACAGTCAGTACAACCCTCTGTGAAACTAAACTTACAACCTTTACTTTTTTATCCATTTTAATACTCCTTTTAACTCCAATTCGTAGGTGTAGTACGTAGTCTGCGCGGGTTCAACTTATTTTATAAGTAAGTTCAACCGTCCTATGAAGGAGGTTGCAGCCGCGCACTTCTACATCCAACAACTACATACTCAAATAAATATAGGGAGGGGAATGAACCCCTCCCCTATCTAACTCATTATACGTTTGGATACATCTCCTTATAAGTCTGGAGAATACCCTCATTCTTATAGATACCCCAGTTGTGGTAAGCAAGAATAGCTGTACCAATCTTTCTATAAGTATGAATTTCCATAGACTGGTCTGCATTAACGAAATCCCACATTTGTGTATTTCCTTCAAATACAACCTTAACAACTCTCTCACCACCTGTAGGCAGTACGTAAGCAAGTTGTGGGTCAATCCATGTCTCTACGTTGTTCTCATCAACAAATGACTGTGGAATCTGAACAATCGGAGTTCCTCTAAAGATGTTAATGTATCCTTGGTTGTGGATAGCATCGATATCCTGTGGGTGATATACGCCACCGTAGTTACCATTAGCAGCAACTGGAACGATAGCATCAGCGCCCATAGCAGCAACGAATTCAGGCGGTGCAAAGATAACAGCGCCAGAACCATAAGCTCTAACTGTTGAAATCAGCTTCATCATTTCCTGGCCATCAAAAGCATTACCAGTAGTAACATTAGCTCTATTGTTAGCAGGAACACCATTCTGACCTACAGCTGCGCGCAGTGCTCTTTGAACCTCTTGATATACAGCATCTGTCTGAGCCTCTGTAAGAAGCTGAACGAGTTCTGCCATATTTTCAGCACCATCAAGCATTCTCTCGAAGTCAATACTGCAAGCTCCACCGATTGCATGGCCGCTCAGTTCAAAATAACCATGGTCAAGTCTGAAGCTTTCATATACGCCCGAAAGGCCAACCTGAGTAAGGAACTTTTTAGCTCTTGTTCTGCCAAGCTTTGTTCTAAAGATAGCCTTTTGGCCCTGTGGAACTTGCTGAACTTCAGCAAAGATACCTACAGCGTCGATAACCTTCTTAGGAACTACTTCATCAGCAGCTTCAATAATAATTTCATAAATGTCATATCTGTTCTTCATGAACTGGTTAACGGAACCAGCTAATTCTCTGAGTCCTTCGCGAAGAGCATCATCTACGTTTTCAACAGAGAAGTTAGTTGGAGCCTGACCCTTAGCTGCATATACAGCTAATTCTTTCATTTCTTTAATAGTCATTCTTCATACCTCCCTATTATGCTTCAAGAACCTGGAACTTCAGAGCAAACTGACCATCTGGCATTGTTGTTTTCTCTACTACAAGCAGTACAGGACCAGCACTTGGCTTTGTATCCGAAACTTTAATAGCTCCACTATCACTAATTCCACCATAGAGCGGAGTAGTAGTAAGAGCAGTCGCCGTAGTAGCAGCAGCAAGAGCATCCTCGTCAGCAAACTTGCTCTCATCCATTGTGATAGTATTGGTTGTGAACAGCTCGCCAGCCGACAGGAAACCAAGTCTAGGAAGGAAAGTACCTCTTTCAAGCTTGAAGTCCTTCAGAGCATTAGCTCTCTCATCATACATATGCTCTGTTGTATAGTTTAAAGCAATTGGCATCTTAGCGGCATTGGCAGCAGTAGGAAGCTTAACTGTTCTGTTGACTCTATCTACTGCAAGCAGCATTCCGTTTTCAGCTGGAATCGAAGCAAAATCAGTAGCATCAAGAGCGCACTGAGCCTCAACTCTTCCATCTCTACGGAAAGATACCTGGTTAAGTTCTAATTGACCAAAACCGTCAATTACAAGTCTTTTATCAGCCATAATAAATCCTCCGTTTATTATTTCTTCTTATTCTTTTGTCTTGCTAAAATAGCCTCGATTCCAGTGAGGTTCTCCTCTGGCTTTGGAATGAAGTTATCTTCTGCGTTAGTGAAAATTGTCGACTTAGATTGAACGAGAGCAAAAGCAAGTTCCTTATCTAAATCTTCTTTAGTGAACTCGTTGAGTCTGTCTTTGAAACCTTCAAGGTCTTCTTCGTCAAGAAGAGTGCTGTATTTAGCAATAACAGCTTCCTTTTCTTTCAGTTCTACATCAGCCTTAAAGCTGTTCAGCTCTGTATTTTCAGAAGTCAGAGTTTCAATTGTCTCTAAAGAAGCAGTATAATTACTATTAGCTTCCTCTAATTCATTCTGAAGTTTTTCATTATCCTGTTGTAAAGTAGCGATTGTAGTATCATTCTCTTCAATTTTGGAGTTAAGTTCTCCAACTTGAGTAGTAAATTCTTCTACTTGAGTGTTCAGACCATCTACAACCTCGTCCAGTTTCTCATAAGTATTGTTATTCATAGCATGAAGAACGTCCAGCGCATGCTTTTCATTCTCATTAACATCTACGATATAACAAACTTCCATCTTATCAATGGTAAGAGAATCTGTCTCATCATCTTTTGTATAATATGCTCTATTGTATTCACCGGTTTCAAACTTAAATACTACTGCATACTCGTCATAAACATCGCAAATTGCATAGTCCATAACATATTCGTTCTCTTCATTGAATCTATTATTTAAAAGAGTCCAAAGCATATTATACTTCTGATTATCAGAAAGTTTAAAATTCATATGTTTTTCTCCCTCCAAGTTCTGCTTTTGAAATACATCAGTGCCTTGTAAATCAGTCATAAGAGTTTTAACTGAATCTACGAATGTGTAGAAAGCGGCGCCCTCAAAACAAGGCTCGTAATCTTCACCGAGTGCCTGTAAACCAAGGAAACGACCTTTTGTAAATACAAAATATCTCTTTCCACCGATATACTGCCACTCACCATCAATAGAATCAGCATATAACTCCATCGACTGCGACTTCTGAACTATATCAAAAGCTTCTTGTTTATATAATCCAGTAAAAAGATACACATCAGTGCATGCATATGTTCTTTCTACTCCGTCTACATCAAGATGGTTCTCCCATGCAAAGTTTGGATTCTCTGGAACAATACCATAGATACGTCCTTCATATCTCTCTCTTCCATGGTCGGTAAAATCATCCTTCATAGTATCATATATGCCCTTAACGGGCACATATGGAAGTGTTGAAATTAATTGTTCCGCAAACTCATCTGTAATAAAGGTGCCATTTCGATTCGCGCCCTTATAGAAAATGCGGCATCTTGCTTTAGACAGAACTTCATTATAACTAGTAATGTCACCATAAACGGAAAGAGAAAAAGTTGTTAACTTATCTTTTTCTTTATCCATTAATTAGAACCTCCTCGGTCTAACGATTCCTCATTAGCCACTGTTTTTGCACTTTTGTCTTGTGCGTCTTTCG